AGATGATTTGAAAAACCATGAAGATGTGGGCGACTATGCGTCAGCTCGGAGATTTATGGTATTCTTTTTATATTTAAATGATAACTATGGCGGTCATACTTCTTTTAGTGAGTATGACATGGACATCCAACCAAAAGCAGGCAGACTACTCATGTTTCCACCCACTTGGACATATCTTCACGCAGGACACAAACCCATAGAAACACCAAAGTACATCATTGGTTCGTATCTTCACTATCTCTAAAAGACACATCTAGTATATCAAAGTAGCAAAGAGATTTTCCGAGTCCGGCGCTTAAATAGTAGTAATGATTTATTTAAAGAAAGGCCTCACATGGTTCACCTCATTAACACCCTTATTAATTATCTTTCTATTAGTAACAATAATGACCCTATCAAACGATACTGCCAGACAGAATACAAAACTACATGGAAAGAAAAATACTTTGAACTTACAGGTAAAATACCTTTCTAACTGTAAGAACTATAATTTGTGTAACTGATTAGTTATTTTAGATTACGCCAGAATACATCTAAAGGAGAACTTTTATACTTCTCCTTTTCTTCTTCCCGTTTTTTACGATTTGCGTCTATAACTGCCAGTATATAACATATAACAAATAGTACAGTTATCCATACTCCTACAAATAGTAGGCCGTGTGTAATGTCCATTGTAATATTTAGAGTTTTGGGAGTCGGTACCTGGAGCTTCCTCTGGAAACGGCACACCGATATATATAATTGTTAGAAGCTTGACAAGGTGCGACATATATGTTATAATACCTATTATAATGACCAAAGACTTTTTAGAAACAGTAATAGAAGAACAAAAGATATTAGATATTGGACTTAAACAATCAAAGGCCAATAAAAAAGAAAGACTTGAAAAAGAAAAGACTACATCTGAACAACTACAAGATGAATTGGAACCAATAGATAATGATTAAAGATAGTGTGAACGAAATAAAATACATTGTAACCGACAAAGATGGTAATACTGTAGAAGAGTTTACCGACCCTATGGAGGCAGCTTTACTTGCTACAAATCATATGGATGATAGATATGAAGTTTATTGTAATTCTAAAGAAAAATGTAATGAATGGATTGCCTTTAAATATAAAGAAGATTTATGATTAAAGGTTGTATAGGGTTTAGTTATATTGATGGCCGTTTCTATGGCCATATGTTATTAGTAAGAGGGAAAAGAGTAATTAACGTACCTCTACCATGGGGTGTCTATCATTGTATGCTTCGACTTTGGAGTAGTAAAAATATCCTCCGAAAAATTTTCTATAAAAACAGTACGGATTGGAAAGAGATCCTTGGACAATAAAAAACGTCTGTTTATATGGCCGTTGGATGTTATTACATTTATAGATTAGACTTTGTTAACTGCCACACAAAGCGCTTTTTCTAAGGGTTTAAATCTATTGTAGAACCACGTATTGTTACAGACTGCGTTGTATTCTGAGTGCTACTGCCTTCTACTGTCTTTACTTCATTACCTAGTATTTGTTGTGTGTAGTTACCTGCCACCTTTAAATTGTAATCACCACCTGAATTAACGTTTATGTTACCATCTACGGTAACCATGTTAATGTTTCCTTTATCTACTTGTATATTAATATTGGCGTTGGCACCTATCTCTATATCGTAGTTATTATTAGCGTCGCCGTTTTTATTAATGAATAGCTTATGACGGCCGTTAATGGTAATGTCGGAGTTGCCTTCAATGTAGTGTTGGTCTTTGCCTTTAACGTTGGTAAATTGGTTGCCAACGACCAGATTGGTTTTGTTACCTGTGTGGTCTATTTCATATGCCGTACCACTTCTATGTCTTTCGTGTATTCTGGTGGTATTTTCTGTGTCGTCATACTCTCGTATGTGACCTGATTCGCTTTCAAATACGTGATTGTAAGGGTAAACGGCATTGTAGGTAATCGAAGGCTGGTCAAATGTGTCGCTGTCTGAACCAGGTATTTCTGATTCGTCTGCCACTATAACAGGATTAAAGTCAGCTGTTGCAACACCAGTAATTCTATTTGCCTTACGGATTGTTAAACTACCATGTTCTTTATCTCCGTTAACTGCAAGCCGATTGGTGTCCACTTCAATTTCTCGTGGATAAATCGAAACTTCCTTATTATTCGGTCGGCCGTTAGGGTCATTAAAACCTTTTGCCGTTTCACCTAATGCAACAGGAATACCAGGCAAACTACCCAATATCATAGGGTCTTGCCGATCCATGCCGTCTTTAAAATAACCAAAGACCCAACTGCCTTCTACTAAGAATGAATGTTCACCTAATCCACTAATGCCTGCACTTGTCGTAGGTAATAGACAGGATGCCCAAGGTAAGTCTGTAGTAGGTAAGTCCTCTTTGACCTCTGTATGTGTGCCCAATATACGAACACGAACACGGCCAGCTTTTAAAGGGTCGTTTCTATCTTCTACAACGCCTACGAACCAAATAAAACCGTTTAATCCTAAAAAATTTTCTGAGTATGCCATCTTTTTCTTTCGATAAATGTTTTCTTTTAATACACTGCCTTTACGCTATTTTCGCCTATTACTTATATCACTACGCAAGTACTCTCTTATACCCTTAAACCAGTTCCACTTGTAAGGATCCCTTGTTTTTCTTACTAAAATGCTTCGTGGTCTCCCTCTATTATAAGATAAATCGTCAAATTGTTTACTATTCGGTGTATTGTTCATTACATCATCAAACACATCATCTAACCACTTATCATCACACATTTGGCAACAATCAGGTGTTCCACAATGTTTATGTTTAGTAAAGGTCTTTCTAAGTCGGTATATGGTGTTCTTTATAATTGTATGTGTCATTTTTCGGTCGGAAACTCTCTGGTTTATGAGAGTATATTCTCTCCTGTATCGGTGTTAATAACGGCGTTATCCAATGTTTCTTGTACTACGGTAGCGCCTGTGTCGGTATGATAATTTGTGTGTGTATCGTTGGTTTCTTCAGGATACGGTAGTCTAACGGAATCTTTCATACAATCTAATGACATAATATGCTGGTTACTAAAGGGTTTAATTGTGTGTCGCATAGATCGAATTAAGTATCTTCCTGACATATAAGGGTCTATATCTAATTCGGAATAGTCAGCTGGTTCGTATATGGGCATTTCAAATGATATAAGGTCGCCTATTCCCACGCCTGTAAAACCTGGTACTTGTAGATTAAGCACCATCGATTCAAATGAAAATCGTTGTGCAATACGTTTAGGTGTGATATCTGCGTCATTGTCATTATCAAAGTCATTGTGTAGTTTCTCTGTATCTGCAAAGACGTATAAACTACCCTCTGGATACGAGGAGAACGTCTTTCCTTTGTTATAATTAAAGAAAGGTAGTATGCCTTTGTTATCTGTCTTACCACCTACTCCATCATGTTCCGTATGAAAACTATTGCCATATTCAGCAAGATAGTCATAATTGGTGGTTGTGTACTTCTTGTTTAAACTATCATACGCACTTGCTTTGGAATTGTAAACACCAGCACGTAAAGACTTTAATGTGTCAAACTGTTCTTTAATACGAAAATTGGCGACTTGTTGCATTTCTCTTATTACATCTCTATTACCATCACTTTTTCGTATGTTTGCTGGTGTGGGTTTATACTTTGCAACAACAGGTCTAGCTGCGACACCGCTGGTTGCGAGATGTGATTCAATAGATTTACAATGAATACCTAAACTATTTTCGTAATAAAGAAAACCTTTGTTTGCATATCGTTTACTATCTGCTCTCTTACGTATAAAGTCTATTGCTGAGTATGGTCGCAATCTTGGTATAACATACTTTCTTAAACCACTTGTTTCTTCTATGATAACATTTTTTGTTGATTCTAAATCGTTTCGTATAAAAGATAATAACATATTATCTAAAGAACCTGATACAGCACGTGATATTCTTTTTTGTTCATTGACAATTAATTCTCTACTGACAAAGTGTAATACGTATATCTGTGATCTTGGGGTCGCACCTTGTCTTTCGGATATCTTGTAGATATGCATAGGGTGTCCTGTTTCATGCGTAAAGTCAAAACCTCTACTTGTACCTGGCGTAAACAATTTAAACTCTATACGTTCAAAACCTGTCAATGGCAAGTGATTAGGTATATTTTGTGCGTCTGTTAATACTATGTCACCTGATAAACACTTTTTATCTATCGATTCATAGATGTTTAACTCAGTCATCAATGATTTAACGGAGATTTGTTTAGGTTTACTGGTGTTGCCGTTAGATGATAGGTAAGAAGTTAATACTACGTCTGATAGTATAAAGTCACCAGCTTTAGTTAATAATTCAGTATCTATTGTATTGTACATAGGTCATTATCTATTGATAAGTTTATCAAATTCCTCTATAAACACATTTAAAAATTGAGGTTGTAATAGTTTAATCTTTCTCTTTTCGTCTTGTAATCTTTGTTCATATTCATAATTACTTACACTACTTGCGCCAACATGGTCACTATTGACCTCTAATAAGTGTGAATAGTCGTTACTTGTCGTAGGACCACTTGATTGTGCAATTTCATAATGATGTATTGCGTCTGGATTTGCGTACTTATCAAATACATAAGTTTCAAAATCTGCATTACTCATTGGCCAGTCATGGTAAGCGTCTGTAATATTATTTGTTAGAAGTATAACCCAATGTAAATCTGCACTACCAAAGTGTTTAAATGCAATTGTTTCAGGTCTATCACCATTTTGTACATCATAGACATCATACAAACTTGCTTCATTTTGTATTTTACTTCTAACTTTAATTCTCTTAAATAAATCTGTAACAAGTTTATAGTTCTTATCACCAGCTATATCGTATTGACCTGTTGGAAATCTATCGAAATATGCCATTAATAACCGTCCGCTATTCTTTCTTTAGTCATAATTTCTGTTTCTTTAAATGTTAAACTCATAGTCGCCATAGTTGCTGGTGCGCCTTTAGCGTCAACATTAAATGTAGATATGACATCTTGTGGTGCAAAGTTCACGTTCATACCTGTTAATACGCAACGTGATACCCTTGGAATATAAGAGTTTCTATTTTCTCTATACATGTATGTAATTTGAAATTCTGATGGTGCTAAAAAATATGATCTGTTTTCATTCTTAAATTCTGGATGCATATGAAACTTAAATAGGTTAATAATTTTATACATCTCTTCTTTTTCAAAGTAATTTTTAGGTGCAAACTCAAAAGGAAAACTAAACTCTCTGAATGGCACACCTTGGAATACTAATTCCATTTGAGAGTTAACTGCTTGACCTTTTGCCTTATCAAATGCGCCTTCTATATTTTCAAAACCTGGTATTAAACTAGCTGCACCAAAAGCTGCCTTTCTTAATAGTATCGTACCTGCGTCACCAGTTAAAGCACCAGCAGTTTTTAAACCATCTAAAAAACCTTCACTATCAAGTGTGTTTGATATACCTTGTCCTAACAAACCTGCAAGACCTGTTTCCATGTCATTATAACCTACTGCGTAGTTAAACTTTAATGCTTCTCCTGGTGTATATAATATCATACTATCAGAAACATATGTGTGAGATGGCGTCTTTTCATTTAAACCTGAGTTAACTGCTTGTACTCTTGTTTCTGCACCTACGCCTTTATCTGAAGCAGTCTTTACTTTGTCTGCTCTACTGATTAAATTTTTTTCACCAACTAAACGATCTGATACACCTATGATACCTTGGTCACCATATTGTTTTGATTTAAATTTGGATGCCTTATGCATAATGACATCAAATATAACATAGTGTCCGTCACCTAAGTTTGATGTTTCTTGCGGATAGTATGCCGTTCCATAATTATATGGATTCTCTTTCATGTGAGAAGTAGGACTTGGTGATTCTATTTCTAACGGTGATTTGTTAAGTAATTTAGCTGCGATCTTTTTTGTCTGCACCTGATTATTAGAACCTGATTGAAACCCCTGTACGGTGTTTGCAATTGCTCCTTTAACTACGTTTGCAACCTTTGATGTGAAACCCATTTTAATTCCTTATATATAGTTACTAATATTTATATTGGTTTTAACATGAGTTACAAAGGAATATACAAACCCTCCAACCCTAAGAAATACGCTGGAAACCCTAATAGAATAGTATATAGATCAAATTGGGAAAGAAGATTTATGGTCTATTGCGATAAAAATCCAGAGATTGTAGCATGGGCAAGTGAAGAATTAATTATACCCTACAAAAGTCCTATTGATAAGAAAATTCATAGATATTTTCCAGACTTCATTATCAAAACGGCAAAGGGTAAAAAGTATATGATTGAGATTAAACCTAAGAAGTATACCATACCACCTAAACCTGGCAAGCGAAAAACTAAACGTTTCTTTGGTGAACAATTAGAATATATCAAAAACACCGCTAAATGGCAAGCTGCGTCAAAGTATTGTGAAGATCAGGATATGGAATTTAAAGTGTTTACTGAAAAAGAATTAGGTATTTACTCTTAGGGAGATACAGCACCTGCCATATTATCAAACGTTGCGTCACCATTAGATGTACCACTTGACATACCAACTGTCGTACTACTTGATCCACTAATATTTGTTTGATTATTATTATTCTGTAAGAATGGTATATTAGATTTTGATTTATCTTGTAATTCTTGTTCTTTAATTGTGTTAGCGTCAATCATTCTTTCTTCTTGTGATTTGCCTAAATTTGCCATATCAAATGGTTGATAACTTAATGAACCTAATACGTCACCGACCTGATTGTTACCTGTAATCTTAACTTGATTTGCGCCTCTTAAATTTGAAATCATGGAAGCTTCATCACCTGAAGGACCTAATTTTTCACTTTCAATTTCTTTCTTTTGTAACAATGCGTCAAGGTCTTCTCCTATTTCTGCACCAGTTTTTTCTTCAACAATTTCTTTTTGTATTAGTGGTATTTCTCTTCTCTTAGGTAATACTTTATTTACTATAGAGATTATACCATTGATTACATCAATTAAAAAGTTTTTGATGTTAGTAAATTGTTCTTTGAAGAAATCACCTATTGTTTTAGGTATACCCATTAAAAAGTCTTTTACACCTTTTAACTTATCTCTAAACTTAATTAGACCAACAACTAAACCTGCAATAGCAACACCAATTAATACTTTGCCTGACATAAAGAAAGCACCTAAGAATTTGATACCACTAATTAACCCTTTAAATCCTTTACCTAAACCTTTAAAACCAAATGCAAATACTTCGCCAACACTTGTTATCTGATCTTTAAAAGTTGTAAATGCTTCGCCTATTGCCATAAATGGCGACATAAATGCGTCTAATAATCCTTGTAGAGCAGGTGGTAATCGCATACCCTCTCTAGCTTCTAATGGTGATTCACCATCAGGATTTAATACTTCATTTTCATTATCTAAATTGTTTCTTAATTCTTGTAATCTTGCTTCTTCTTTTATTATAAATTCTTTTTCTTTGTTTGTTAGAGTTTCTTTTTTAAGGAGTTTTTCTCTTTCTTTCTTAACATTCTTTTCATCTTTAATATATAATTTTTCTTGTTTTTGTAATATTCTCTGTCTATCTTTGATTTCTTTATTTGTTAAGATGTTTGCTTCAATTCTATACTCTTTACCCTCTCGTATAGTTCTTGTTTCAGCAACAATATTTTTTGCTCTTAGATCAGTAACTTCTTTATCTGCTTTGATCTTTTGTTCTTTTAGTTCTTCTATTCTATCACCAAGTCCTTTATTAAAGTCTTTAACGTTGAAACCTAATTGATTGACTATCTTTTCTGCTTTTGATAATGCACTTTCAAAGGCAGCTATTGTACCTTGTTCAGCTTCAGCAGTTATTTCTTTTGCTAACTGTCTGACAACCGTTGGTGCAATTACTGTCTTTCTACCAGCAGATACCGTTTTCATAGTATCTGACATGATAGTTTTAAATAAATCTCTAACGTCTGACTCTAATACTGCCATTATTTACTCTTTTTTGATGTACCTGCATATAGACCAAACCAAGCTGCGCCAGCACCAACAACTACTGATACTAACCCACTTTGTTCCATAGTAGGAGCTGATAACTCCATATACCATATTACAACCTTGTATAGTAAGTAAATGTATGTTGAGATGAATATTCTTGGAAATATTCTCCAACTATCTGTCGCCTTTGCAAGGTCAATTAAACCTTGGTATCTGTTTTTACTTGAATCAATAGTATTTGTATCAATTTCAAGTTCTAAGTTTACTTTTTTAGTGACCTCAGCCATTCTTATCTCTCCTACGTTTTTCGTTCTCTTCTTTAATGTAATTGATTAGCATGTTCACGTATATGTCCCTTTCCCAAGGTATCATATTTTCAAGTTCACCATAAGAGTATTTATGATGTTGTATCAGAGCAAATGATGTTTCGAAGTACGCCTCTAGGCTGTTATGGGAGAGGCTGATTCGAAAAAATCTGCTAGTCCTGAAAACACAACTTTACTCTTTACACCTGTGGTTGGATTTGTAACCTCTGTTTCATATCTAACCTTAGGCATAGTATCAAAGAATTTCTTTATTTCTAAAAACTTTTCCTGTGGAAGTTGTTCAAAAAATTCTTTTAATTCATCTGTTGTACTGTCCTTGCTTGGATATATTTTTTCCCCTTCAAAGATATGGTCAACACACTTTAGCAAAGTACTGAATACTGTTTCAATACTAGCTGTGTCTATATCTTCTTGCCCTTTTAATAATGCAAGCGATGGATATTTAAGTACAACACCTAAATTCTTGTTTGCGTCAATGATTACTTTATTTGTATGTTCATCATCAACTTCTACGTTTACTTCGGTAAGATCAATCTCAACTTTAGCATATGTCTTTTTATCATCTGGACATAATACTCTAAAGTCAGCTTTCTCACCTACTGATTTAGCACGTATATTTAAAAAGATATACTCTAAATCAAATAGTGGTAAATTGTCAACGTCTAACTCATTAAAAGTACATGCGTTTACAATTTCTCTAGTAGCGTTGTAAATGTCTTCTTGTTTACCTGTTTCACTAGCTACTAATAAAACTTTTTCCTCTTTTACAAGAAAAGGTCTATATTTGACCTTTTGGTCTGCTGAGGGCAAAGTCAATTCATATGTTGGTGTTTCCACCTTTGGTAATGCCATAATTTAACTCCTTATTAATATTATATATTTATAGGCGGTATTTTAAATGGTGGGAAAACTCTACCGCCAGTTACTCCACCAATTGGTATTCTACGTCTTAAATCTTCTAACACACCTTTACCAGCACGTCTGATTTCAGGAGGTAGTTTACCCCATATTCCTCTATCTAATGTTTTTTGATCGTGTCTTGTTTGTTCACTTTTTCCAATATCTATATTACCTGCTTGATTGATAAAGAAGTTTGTCCAATATCTATATGTAAAAGTAACTTGAAATGTTTGTACTTGGTTTTCTTCATGTGAGTATTCAACAGGACCAACAATTGTAGGAAAGCAATCATATAGATGTACAGCATAAGTTACATCATCTCTTTCCTGAGCACTTGCAAATGAACCTAGTTGAAATATATTTACAGGTGAAACATAATTATCGTAATAATTGTAATTAAATGTTTCCATGTTTACAGCTGCACCTTGCCATAATTCAAAATAAGTTCTTTCTCTTAAAAATTTATCTGTATAGAAAGTTGCCACTATATCAGCACTTTCAAAATCATATGCAAATTGTCTTCTTGGAGCTGCACCATGTCTGATACTTGCCATTTTCATAGTTCTATCTGGCATAGTAATCTGAGAACAAAATAGTTGTACTCTTTTGGCGTTGTTTCTTTGCACTTCTTGTGCTTGACTTCTTGTAGTAAAACCTTTTTGTTCGGTAAGATCACTTGCAATAATTGGATCTTCATCTCCGAATGATATACCTATACCTACATCTGGTACACCTCTTGGTAATTGAAACTCTACATAAAATCTTGCCTTACGAGCAAAACCCTCTGCTTCATTTACTAGTGCTTGCATACGACCAACTGTCGTAGCAGGATTACCACCAACCTGTTGTTTTAATCTTGGATCTTTTTCAACATTTTCTAATGATCTATCACGTGGTATACCGATACGTATATCGTGTCCACCAATTCTTTTACCGCCTCTTAGTATAGACATTAATACATTCTCCTACTGTCTGCATAAACTTTATTACTACTTGCACCGACAAACCTTTGAACAGGCAAGTAAACTGCTAATGCAGCTTCGTCAGCGTCTATTCTTAAAAATTGACTTCTTACATGACTAAACAAATATTTCTTAATTGTTGGTCTTATAAAACTCATATTTTTAACTCTACTCCAACTGACATCTAATCTTGTTTTTTCTGATAGATTACCACTTGTACCATATTGACCATGTAATCTCTCTAATAATCTAAATCTAATTAGTGGTGGTAGATAATGAAAGTTAATACCTACAAACCCACCTCTAAATGCTTCTATTGGCAATACTAGTGGAAATGTGTCATAATAAGGTAGTTTTGCTTTTGTTTTAGGGTCATAGAAAAACATATTTAATCTACCAGTACTAGGTCTACCAATAAGTTTACCACTATTCATTAATTTACGTGCTGTTATCTTATCAGCTATTGATGATACAGCGTTTCTGTACCAACTAGATGATTTTCTAACACCACCTTGTTTATCTACTAATGGTTCTAAAATGGATGCCATAATACTATTTATATGCTCGGAAATAAAAAAGGGACAGTATTTCTACTGCCCCTTTAAAGTCGTCAAAAGTGAGAGAGATGTTACTCTTCTTGCGCCAATTTACTAAAATATGATAAAGTATCATCTTCATCATCAGCATTTAAGTCTTCACTTGGTGCAACAGAGGCTGCTTTTGGACTTTGTACAGATTCAGTTGCTGGCGGGAGGTCCGTATTATCAACTGTTCCTGTATTTCTTGTCCCCATAATTACCCTATTCAGTTTCTCTTTGAGTTCATCATAGGTCTTAAAATTACTAGGGTCTAAGAAAGGTTTTAGAGGATGTTGTAACGCCCATACAGCTTTGATTTTATCATCGCTCTCTGCAATAGGTGATACTGCCTCAAATTCAGATTTGTCATAGTTCCAATAACCATCAACTTTTCTAATTTTTAGTTTAAAGTTTGCACCTTTCCAAAAATCAAATGGGTTGATTGGACTTTCATCTTCAAATGCTGGTTGCATTGCTTCAGTAATCTTATCAAAGATTTTTTTACCAAACTTAAATAAAAATACTTTACCATCATTTTCAGGATGTTTTGGGTCTGACACAACATAGATGTTAGAGTAATAAGATAATTTTCTTTTACGCTTTCTAGCAATCTCTTTATCGCTATCAACACCTGTATTCCATAATCTAGTATTCTCTTCACTAACTGGATCTTTTTGATTCATAGTTGTTAGTGAGTTCTCAATATACCAACCACCTTTATCTTGGAAGGCATGAGACCAAACTCTTTGCCAAGGCATATCTTCTCCCTCAGAAGCTGGTAAAAATCTAATAACGGCATAACCATTACCAGTTTTATCTAACTCTGGTTTCCAGAATCTATCGTCTTGGTATTTGTTTGATTTGTTTTGATCCTCAGGATTGAGGTTTTGTTCAAGCGCCTTTGTTAATTTATCAAAGTTACTTGATGATGATTTTAATGTTTCAAAATCCATATTTTCTCCTTATTATTCGTATTACGTATTTGTGTTACCTGTATTATCGGTATCAATATTATTTATAAGACTTATTCTACTTGTTTTCAATATAATTGTCAAGTGTCCTTTGAAATTTACCAGCATGAGATTTTTCTGCTTTTGCTAATGTTTCAAACCAGTCTCCTATTTCTTCGAAGCCTTCTTCTCTAGCTGTTCTTGCCATACTAGGGTACATATCTGTATATTCATGTGTTTCACCATGTATAGCAGATTTTAAGTTTGCTTCGGTTTCACCCATTGGTTCACCTGTTGCTGGATCTCCAACTTCTTCCAGATATTCTAAATGGCCATGAGCATGACCTGTTTCTCCCTCTGCTGTACTTCTAAAAACTGAAGCAACATCTGGAGCACCCTCAATATCTGCTTTTTGAGCAAAATATAAGTATCTTCTATTTGCTTGTGATTCGCCACTAAAAGCGTCTTTTAAATTTTCTGCTGTTTTACTGTCTTTTAATTCCATAACTACCTTATAAGTTAACGTTGATGTAAACAGTCCGCCGTGGGATTTATGGATTTACCCACAAGCTTCCGGGAAGAGTCCCATGTTCTTTTGAAGATAGGTCCCTACTAACAACTACCCTTGGTGTCTTCAGGCATTCGCCCATAACCCTCCAAGAATATGCCTTACAACCTCTTAATCGTTGTTCAGCCAGACGGACAATAATGTTTGCAAGCCATCATTGCTTTACTGTTAATAATAATATATCATAATCTGACAAGATTGTCAATGGTGGAATAATCCACATATGAAATATTACTAATTTCTTTCCACTCTTCAATAGGTTGGTTTACACCGTCATTGGCGCCTATACCTAATCTATTGACTTTATAGAATTTTATGTTAGGATTACGTGTAAATAACGTTTTCCATTGTTTAATCCAATTAGCTGATGGTGTTGGGTGGTGGTCAGCTGCGACATAATGTTCAGTACCCTTATATAAGTTATTTACCTTTGGTGTCGTTGATCTCAAATCATGTCCAATTAGATAAACCTCATCTGGTGACTCGACCTTTACTGCCACATTTCCTGACATAGGACCAGCTGCCCAACCCTCGTCTTTTTCAAATAATTCTGTTAAGCTGGTTGATTTGTCATTCTCTTGTATCCAAGATATAAAAACACTCGTATGATCTACTTGTTTTAAAAATGATGTTTTATCAGTTCTTAATATTCTTGCCATTCCATGTAAAGATGATCCATTCATTACAAATTCTGTAGCATTGTTTTTATCATTCTCTTTATGTAAATTATATTCTTTAATAGCTTTTCTATCTTCCTCATTCATTGTTGAATACAATAACGAATCATACATATAAGCAGGACATTTTGTCCAGTTTCGAAAATAACATGGTATTTTTTGACCAACACCAGCATGATATATTTCGTGCATAATACCATTATCAACTGATATTAAACTATCAGGTAAAAAATCTCTGTATATGGCATTACAACCATATATCTTACCATGTGGTCGTAAGGTTTCTAAATTAAAACCTTTTCTACTTTCACCGTTACCTATACAAAATACTCTTTTCATCCATTAAACCAACTATTCATTATACCAATAGCATAGATAGCTACACTAATTGCATTTAAAACTATTAATGCTCTGTCATGCCATAACATTCCTACAATTAACCAACCTATCATACCTAAGATTGCAGGATATAAGTTGTAAGGAAAGATATTAGATGATGTCATTACCATTGCAATAATTAATAATATACTACTGGTCCATTTTATATACCACGATAAATCATAACGTGGTGTAATTTTTTTATAAACTCTACTTGAATTTAATTTTTTGATTTTATCATCTAGTTTTTCGTTTATTGGGTCTATCACTTTATATCCACCTCATTGCAACAAGCCAACCATATAGATTTACCAAACAAAAGTAACCTACTAACATTGTTGGCCATGCTAACTTTCTTCTATAATGTGCATACACAGCTGTTAAACTACCAATGAAATAACCTGGATAGATGTATCTCATATCTGGATCAACTGCTGTAATAGCTAATGTTAAACTTGCGCCTACTATAAAAAAGAAACTCACAAGTTCATAGTAAAATGCCACCTTATCCGACCGATAAGACGATAACCAAAATTCTTTTATTGTATTCATACAAATATATCTTTCATAATCATTTTACATTCGGTATCATTCATTGATACAAAATTTTTTAATTTGGCAATCTTAAATGAGAGATCAGGCCAAATAATCTTTTCTTTAATACTCTTATCCCATACCTTACCAAACGATAAGATTGAGTTAAAAATGACGGCGGTCTGGACATGAATTTTCCTTTGAATAAGTAACTGTAAAAGTCTTGGATGTTGTCCATTAACAGAGCGAAAAACATCATCAAACCTAATATTATTAGTCCCAAGGTAATCATTGACCAATACACAATCGTTTCGAAAGTGATAAGTACCACTTTCTTTATATTTTCGCCACTTGGTATAAGCTTCAGCACCTTCATTTTCTAATAAATTTCCTATCCATTTTTTACTATCTGCCACAAAATTACTAACAAAAAAATAGACAATATCATCTGAACTATACCGTTTTGATAACTTATGAAAAAAGTATCTATCATTTCGTTTTGTAAATGTATCTAACTTAACATTTATTTTACCATCATATTTGTGAAAGTCGTATGATTTACTTGTAAAGTGTAACTTAACTGCCAAATATGTTTTGTAAACCTCAAATCCTCCATACATTATAATTTATACTCAAAGTTTTGTGTTTCATCATTAATATGTATCTGCTTTGCACCATTACTAATATGAAAATGTGTTGCCATTGGTGTTAATGGTGATAGTGTTACCAATCTTTTAAAATTGTTTTCTATTGTCCATTCTCTTAGTTTACTTATAATTTCTCTACCTGCACCTCTTTTACGTGACCATACTGTATATGCAATAATAATTTCGCCTCGTTGACCATCTTGGTTTGCAGCCTGACTCATATAATCCATTTCTCTTACTGTAAAGGGTACTTCAGGACAATATGCAACACAAACAATCGCCTCAATTTCATCATTATATTTCAGGCCAAATATTTTTCTGCCATGCATGATACGAAAACCAAGGGTTAGCTCAGGTCTTACAGGATCCTCAGATACATCTATATCGTCTAGTTCTACTAGTTCGGTACCTTTAACCCACTTAAAAAAATCATCTATGTTATCTTTAAACTTTTTCATACATTATAAACTAATCCAATCTCTATCATGTCTTAAATTAAAATCTTCATATGTTGCTACTGGTATACTTAGTGATAATCTTTTTTGATTAGCTATGTATTGGTGGTACTTATGTGCCGGTACATATACTAGATCACCAGGTTTCATAATATGGTCTATTACAGGTTTAGATTCTTCTATTTCTTTTAATCTATTTTTACCTTCAACACAATCAACATTTCTATACTTATGGTCATCTGGTGTTAATTCGGTGTCCCATACTCTCATCACACTTTCTCCTTCACATTGTATAATAAAATTATGGTTGTTATCAAAGTGTACACCAAAACTTCTATCGTTATCATGTAAATTAAAAAATACCTGTGCGTCAGCAGGTGCTTTCCATATTTCTTCTACATCATTAACACATTCATTTATCATCTTTGACAATCTACTACAATCTTTTATATAGCAAGTATAATCTTTTAGCAATTTTCTCATTTCAGTTGCTGGTATAGAAGAATCATCTGTCGACCATGCATTTACTTGCCAATGCATTGGTTCATTCATATTAATAGCTTTAAATCTTTCAGTATTAACAAATGGAGATAAATTAATAATTAACTCTAAGTCTGCCCAATCTAAAGGTTTATTATCCTTACACAACTGTGGCATGACATACGGTGTATTCAACTGTTTAGCATTTTCTATTAATAGATGAGGTATCATACAGGTAATTTACCTCCAGCTTTTTGTTTTAATAAATTTAAATTCATCGCTTCTATCTTTATTTTTTCTTTTAATGATTTAGATGTTAGAGAACCAACGGTTGACGGATCAATGTCATTTATTTCACAATAATGTAATATAGAATCCATGTATGTTATGCCTCTCTTCTCTTTCTTAATCTTTTCTATTTCTAACGAAAACTCTTTACTGTTCACTTAAATACCTCCAACTAATAGGAAAATGGTCTTTACAATGCCCGCTAATATGTTGTGTGACCATTCTTGTTTCTTGTTGTGAATCTTCTTTGCCTCTTAAATTACATACACGAGCAAATGCATATAATGTTCCTGACCAATACCATTCGGTCATCATGTTTTGAGGTAAAACTATTCTTGCCATTTCAGGTGCTATATTCTTTTCAATCATATTGTTATATAACTCCTTTGTTTGTTTCATATAATCAGTAATATCATATTCTATTTCATCTGTACCGGATCCTTGTTTTTTATTCTCTGCCTTATTACGCCAAATAAACGGTATATAAAACTCAGGTTCACTATCTACATATCTTCTACTGACTTCATTCCAAACTAAACCTACTTGATGTTTAACTAGTTGTCTTGCTACAAATATAGGTGCTTTGATTCTAAATTGTAATTGACCATGTGCAAAGGGAGACCAATGCTCATGTTCAGCTAAATACTTGATTAGTTTTTCGTCTTTTTCTTCGAATTGGGATTTGTTTTTTGCAAACGACACTCTAGCTGCATTTACAACGGATAGATCACTACCCATTTTGTCAATTAATTCAACATTCATATTATTAATATATCAGATTACGTTAATATTGTCAATGGTCCGTTCTGTTACTAGGTGGACCAAACCCTTTAGCAGTATTAAGCTGCTATAGCAAAGTTATTGTTTGCATTTATAAGTTTGACTATACGTTGTCAACGATTTAACTCCAAATAGTTTTAACCAACTGTCGAACCTACACACCCCCCATAAGCACACCAAAATGTGTTTATGGTGGAGGTGGTGGGAATTGCACCCACGTCCAGAATAGCTATTATCTATTCTTCAACGTTAAATTCATAACGATCAAATGACCTAAAAACCATACATGCTTCAGCGACACCAGGTACTACTACAACTGGTATCAGTTGTTTTTTATCTCTTGTCATGTACATAACAACCATATAAACTGGTTCACCATCTTCATATGCATTTGATCTACCTACACTTGCACTATGTTTTTCAAAGCCGTGTAAGGTTAAATATTCCTGTACTGTTGCAACATGTCCACAAACTTGTGGTATGTTTCTAAAATACAATTGTCCGTCTGTAAATGGTCCTTCAAAAAATCCGTGTGTATCTGCTTTAGATTTAAATGTAAAGCTACAACTTATTATGAAAGCGGACAATAATAGTGTTATTTTTTTCATAAGCCCTCTCTAAAAACATGGGCATTATTTTACTTTGTCCTTGTTTTCCTTCTCATAATATTTATAAAAGTCTTCTATTGCCTTACCTAGTTTATCTACGTAATCCTTTTTATCTTTTATAAATGATCTCATTGTACCGTCTTCGGATGCAATAAGGATAACGATTTGATCTATGACTTTTCCAAATAGCTCTTCATACATAATAGCATAGGCTGTAGTCTGCATAAAGTAGTTCTCAATCCAACTTTCTTGTCTTTCTTTGTTGGCAGTTTTGAAATCAATAACAGATAATTTACCATTATATTCTGCAATACAATCCACCTGACCTGCAATTGTCAACTTTTTAGAATACATAATTGTTTCTAAACAATGTACATTATCAATCTGATCTAAGTATGGTTTCATTAGTTTAAATAATCCTAATGGTAATACTGATCTTTCACTAGGTGTTTCACCTTTGATATATTCTTCTACTAATTTATGTGTAGCACTACCACGTCTTGCAGCTCTACCCATTTCCCAATTAGCTACATCATGTCCGATACTATCACGCCATTTTTGTAAACCATCTGCTTTATCTTTTTGTTTACCTAAAACTGTTGTTACTGAGGGGAAGTTTTGACCGTCAATAGTATAAAATCTATTACCGTCTATATTTTTGCCTTTTGTTTGAGGCAGTTTACTCTTATCTATATCTACAAATTTAAAACTCATATTCTAATCCTTTATATTTAATACTTCATTATACCACAATTAGAGTAGATTGTCAAGTCTTATATATGGTCGTACAGAATACTACCACCATTTTGAACTGGATCCCACGTCATAGGGTGCGTCCACGAAGCTAGAGAGTACTTAGTACCACTTATTAGAGGTTTTGCTACGTGTGGATGTGTTACCTGACTAGGCCACATGAAAGACCACCCTACCGGTATGTCTTTATTATTCCAATTTTGTCTTGGAAACTCTAAATCACAACCCTCAAAATCATTATTTAATTTTACATTCATTGTAATTTTTGAGGTGTCGTTATGTAATTCTACATCTTGTCCTTTTTCTGAATACTTTATAATCATAGGTGAAAACCAACCTGAAATACCTGTTACTGCAAAGTTCTTTTCTATCAACGGACAAAGATGTTGTTTATAATGTTTTGCAAATTCTTCAAATAGAATTGGTGATATGTAAGAAAAGAATAAAGTATTCCAAGGTGAGGTTTTACCTGTAGGTTTTGTGTATGTTATAGATTCACTAAACTTGTTTGTATAATAATCACACATCTTAACCAAATCATTACAAAATTCTTCGGTGTAAAATGGTGTGATTATTATATCGTTAATAACTTCAAATGTTTTACCACACTCGGGGTGGATTGCATTTTCATAATTTACTATTAAGTTCATATAGACCTATAATCTAACATGTGATTAGCTAGAGAATCACTATCAGTACGATTTTTCTCTCGCTTCAACTTTCACTTAGGGTCGTAAGCTTCGTACTTAGTCTTGTTGTTCTCATCTTTGTATGCTCTTAAAATCTGTTTTCTATTGTCTTCAGATTTATACGAACAATGTACCCAACCGCTGTTAGGTTCATCTAAATTGTGGAACTCCAAAATCATCTGGTCAAAATCACAGTTCTCACTAATCCACTTGACCAACTCAGCATTGCTCACTCCAAATATTTCGAAATCGGCCGCCTCCCCTTTAGCATGCTGTGAATTGACACTTGAGCCAATCTTTAAACATAACTCAGGACTACGATACCCACTTGATACCGTTACAACTTTACCAAAATGATCTCTAACTTTTTGTAAAACATTTTCACATAATGCTTTTAAGTTATTCATATGGTCTTCATTTGGATTATTATTAATTCCATGTCTAGTCGCTGTTTGTGAAGCAGTCATTTCTTTTAGACTAAAATTATTACTTAGTTTCATTTAATTTTTCCTTTGCTCTTAATTTAAGCTTCTTCGCTTCTTTCAACCTATACCAACCCATAAACCCTCTATCAACTCGTCTTCGTTCTTCTAAAAGGTTTACTTCTTTTTTTAGTTCTTTATGTGTCGCCTTAACTTGCATAATTACCCCCTTGTTAGTTTAAGTATCTTTTCAATTTGTGCCTTAATAATTGGACCTCTGTTAGGCCAATGTATATAAGGTTCATCTGACTTAGATAGATTATATAAAAATGGTAATACAATCTTCTCTATGTCTTTAAATCTTGTCTGTGTTTCCTCATCTGTTTCAGTTTTGGTTACAGTTTCTTTTTCTGCTACGATTTGCATTATCTCATTCATCATAGATTTAATGTCTGTAACATCTTCTTTTACTTTTGCTATTTCTAAATTTGTGCCTTCAACTAGTTTAGGATCTACCGTTGGTTTTGCCTCAGGTGTAGATGATACAGGCGTCATACCCCAATCATCATCAAGGTCAAACCCTCGCATATAATCTGGTATATCTGCCATTACTTTTTCCTCTTTCTATGTTTTGCCATTACTTGCTCTGTTTTAACTTGTTTAATTGTTTTCTTACCATGTTGTTGAGCTAATGGACTATTTGGATGTGCTTCAGCAATACGTGATAAGTTATCTTTCCAACCACTATCTGATTTAAATGAACTGCCTTGTACACCACTAACAATATTTATAGTTGTTAGTTTTTGTTTAATATGTTTATTCTTTTTTAGAAACGTTTCCATTTCTGATATGGTCATCATATCATCATAGACCTTACCGGTCTTAGTATTTTCAAATGTGTATATTGGCATTATTCGTGTTCTCCACCAGGATCTCTAGGATCTAATTTAACTTTATACGGCATACCATTTTTATCTCTATACATTACGTAATCTCTTGCTCTGCCATAACTATGATAACCTTTAATAAATCTAAAAGCATTAGGATTTCTTTTTGCTGTTTCAAACGTTGCAACAGTTATAAAAACAGCTGCAATAAATATCAAGTGAGCAATGGCAGTATAACCAAATACTGTCCAACTGCCTACTAATATAGAAAATACAATACACCACATCCATGCTAAAACCTGTGTAACAAAATGTCGTGTATTGAAATCTCTAATATGACGTAAAGGGTTTTTATTCCAACCCATTACACCATTATATGTATCGTAAATAAACTCTCTCATTAATCACTACAATGTTCCTTGCATATAATTCAAAACTACAGCTAATACACCAAAAAATATTGCAATACTAGCCACACCATAAATATATTTCATATTACTCCTTAAAATATTTATTTAACATTTCTAATTGGTCGTCATACTCAGCAATAATCTTTAGTTCTTTTTCAATAGTTTCTAAAGTATCTGGATGTTCAGCAACACCAGCTGTTCTCTGCATAAGAATTTCTACATTCATTTTATGCTTTTCAATATGACCTTTAGCATGATCTTTTAAACCTTGTATAATATGACCTTTTAAATTAATATCTGACATTGTTTCCTTTCTATTGCCACTTTAAGAGGCAATCACAATCTTCTATTTCGTATCCACAAAGAGGACAGTTCTCATCTTCCATCTTTGATACCCTCTGCATACCATTTAGGCATTTTACTTGGTGCCTTCCATGTTGCAAATCTTTTTTTCTCCATTATATAATATTTTCTATAACTACCTACTGCGTCACCAGGTATCTTACAATATTCTGGCATAGCAGGTTTTGGATCAGTAGCTATGACATTATATTTAGCGTTCTTTGGTGGATGTTTTAATATATCACCTAGTTTATCAATTGTAACATGATTTTTTGTATGATTATATCTTTTCTTATATTCTTCATTCAAAGCCATCATATGTTTATATAACCAAATATAATTGTATGCTGATTCAAACAACCATATAGTACTAGGGTGTTTGACCCAACCTGCCTTATATAAGACTTGTTCGTAATTAGAATTAGGATGTCGCCATCTTTTAATTTTTCTACCGTTTGCCGTCTTATCGTAATACTCTGTACCGTCCATAACACGGTGGCAAGTTGATAATAATTGTGCTGATTCTAAAATCATTTTGACGACATGTTTGTCAATCATTTGTTCAGCAGCTTTAACTGGATTCTTATCTACGTAAAATACGTTCATTAGTGTAGGTCCTTATTGTAGAGGTCTTGTCTATTATATTTATGGCATAAAGTCTTCCATACACCAAACCAATAGTTTTTTGCCCAATCAGTAACGGAGTTTTGACAAGCCGATTTTGCATTATTAATTAATCTCTCCACTTTTGCTTGAGTAGAGGTCACTCTTTCTATATCTTGTAATGTAATCATAATTTATAGGATATCACTTCCAATAGTATTTGTCAAGCTTTATTCTTCGTTCTCTTTTTGTTCTTCTCTATAAATCTGGTCTTTTAAAAAATCAAGTAAATTCTGTTCATTTTTTACTGCATTTGACCACATTTCCTTTTTAGCCTGTAAATGGTCCCAATGGGGCATCCACTCATCCATAATTTCATCTTCAGTCTTTTGATTCAAATAACATAATGTGGTTAAATCAGTTGGTGGGTAATTAAAACCTGCAGCTATAGAATGAAATCCTGTACCTTGTTCATGTGGCCAATGATAATCAATATTTCTTTTTTGTGCAAATGATAAAAACTCATTTAAGAAATCACCTTTTAATTCTGTAATATGATCTGACCATGTTTTATTAAAGTTTGCTTTCCAATATGGTGTATCTTTTCTTTGAGATAATGCATAATGAAACGCAACAAAATGAGCAAACCCTTTGTATGCCACTTTACATTGGTGGGTAAAGTTATCTTTGTCGTGTTGATTAGGGTCGCCACGTTCTAATGCTCTTAATAGATACCATAAAAATTCATGTACTGTATAAAGACCATTACTTTCTAATGGTTCTATAAAACCTGCCGATAAACCTATAGCTGCGACATTCTTTACCCATAATCTTTTTGTAATACCAACTCGCATTTTTATATTTTTAAATTCACTATTTGATATGTCATGCCCTTGTTTTTTTAGGTGCACCTTTAATTCATTTAATGCTGTACCATCATCTACAAATTTAGATGAGTAAACATAACCTGTACCAATTCTTTCCCAACTCGGTATATTCCACACCCAACCATTTTCTATAGCTGTACAGTTTGTATATGAAACAAGTTGTTCACTTTTATTTTTGTAAGGTACTCTAGTTGCCCATGCACTATCATTTGGTAATAAATCATTATAACTTTCAAAAGGTTCTTTCATTTCTTTACCTAATAATAGAGATTTAAAACCTGTACAATCTATAAACAAGTCTGCTTTATATTGTTTGTTAATTGTTTCTATACCATCTTCATTATGTTCAACTGATTTTACATCTGTTAAGATATGTTTTACACCACGTGGTTTAGCATAGTTATCTCTTAACCATAAAGCAAACTTTGTGGCGTCAAAATGATAAGCTGTATGTCTATTAAAATCAAATGGTATTTTATTATCTTTATTGTAAGTAATTTTGTTTTGATTTACCAATGCCATTTGAGGGTAAATACATTCTGCATAATCAGAATTAGGAGTATTAGGATATAAAAACTTCTTTGTCCACCAATCATTCATTCTGGCATAGTTACCGTCCAAATTAGGTTCGCCAAAAGGATAGTGAAATGCCTCGCCCTTTTTATAAAAGTCTGTAAATTTGATTGATAACTTATAAGAACCATCTGTATGTGATAAAAATTCTTTATCATCTATACCTAAGAATTTAGTCCAGTTCTTAATACCACCAATAGTAGACTCACCAACACCAACTGTTGCAATGTTAGGACTTTCTAATAATGTTATATTTTTATTTGGGAATTTTTTGATAAGGGTACATGCTGTCATCCAACCTGCACTTCCACCACCTACAATCATAATATCATTAATCATAATAACCTACTTGTTCATATTTAAAATTTGATTTACCTTTAATTTAATTTCATCCTTTTTAAGATCAGATACACGATTTACACCTAGTTTTTTAGCAAACTTAGTATATTCTTTTTGTTTCTTTCTCATCTTTGCTAACTTATCTTTTTCTTTTTGTATCTCTTTTTCGTAATCTATTTTCTTTTCGTTTTTCTTAACATCTATTTTATGTTTTCTAGTACGTAAAGATATATTGGCAGCTATCAATAGTAATACTGCTAAAGGGTCAAATACAAATATCAATACTATAATAACCCAACGTACTGCCTCGTCAAAATAATCCTCTGCCTTATCACCGTAGATTAATTCTGCAATGTATTTGATAGGACCAACCTCTGCCTCTATCTTATCTTGTTCTAATTGTAAATTACCTTTGTTCTCAGTTAATTTGGCAATTTCATTTATTGCATTTGTTATTGCAATATTTAATGCTTCTCGTTCATCTTTTTGTTTTTCACGTTCTTTTAAACCTCTGGTCACATACTCCATATCAACATATTTTTCTAATGCACTATCTAAAAGATTTAATGTGTCTTGTGATCTATCAATAATACTTTGTTGAGAAGCTAATTGTTTATCTATTAGTTCTATTTTAATATTATTACTTGATGTAGGTTTTACTTGATCTAAATGTGCCTTTGATAAGAAACCAAAGATACCCATAGAAGTAATAAAGATTAACACTATAACTGCAAAAAACAAATATGTACGTAATGATGTTGGTACAAATTGATTTGACCAGTTATTATACAACCAACTGGCGGCTACAAGTTTACCTACTTCCAACGCACTACCCATAGCAATGATAGGTACAAATGCACCAGCAAATAGTGTAGCCAATCCAATGATTGAATAACCTGCAGCTATTACAGATATACTAATAGCTGAGATAAATGTTAATAGAATTAAAAACATGTTTATATTTAGTCAGGTTTTTTAAGTGGTATTGGAGGTTTCTCTTTTAGTTTTATAACCATTTCCTGATCTATCTGATTAAACTCCTCAGTTACAGTTACCTCTTCTATTTTATTCATCATGTTTATAACTCTAGCTGAATAGTCTTTTGTTGTAGAAAATGCCTTTAATGTTTTAATTAGTTTCTTACCATTCAATGGTTCGCCATTTTTTAACATCTTAGTTCTTAGTTCTCTAAAGTCAACATATGCCTCGTGGTAATTTAACAATGACATATATTCTTTTACAGAACCACATTTTGTATCAAATGATCTTACACGCCACGGCGTATCTGGTGACATGCCAATAGGTAACATACCCTTATCTTTGTTCCATGTACGTATACCAAATAGATTATTGCCTTCTTTTGCAAATCTACTTGTACCCCAACCACTTTCTAATACAGCTTGTGCTGATAACATAGAGTAAGGTACTCTTAACTCAGGTGGTGTTTGAAAGTTTAGAAAATCAACACATTTGTTCAATGCATGTATAAACTCCACATTGTTTCTATATTTCATTTCTGGTTCATGTAGACCTAAGTCTTTTGCCCAAAGAGCATGTTTTGTTTCAACATTTCTTTGAATATCAGCCTTAATCATATTATTAGGGTTAAATGTACCGTAGATAAACGAACCTACTGATATTACTGAAACTAAAGTTGTAAATAATATTAGTTTCTTTATACTATCGTATATTTTTTTTCTCATATTATAATTGTCCTTTCAAATTAAAAAATAATACTAACATATATCTTTTATCATAAGTAAAATCGTGGCAAGCTGCATGATTTCTTTTGCCTTTGTATAAGACTAATCTATTAGGCCACGATCCATAAATTATATCGGGTGCTTTATCCCAATTGTTCTCGTAAAATGCTGTGCCACCAGTATATGATTGTTCAAACGGTAGAACACCTGCAAAATCATAATCGTCATAGTGTACAGAACCTATAGAGTTTGAACCACCATGTTTTAAATGTACAGATTGTTTTAATTCATCTGTTATTGTAAGTCTTATTCTACAATGCCAATCTATAATTGGTTTTTCAAATAATTTTTGTACTTGACTTTTAATTTTTTCGTTCATATCTGGATCACAATTGGCAAAGTAATCTGTTTCCCAACAAGGTAGTGGTGATTGAAACCTATTACCATAATATACACTAGACGGTTGATATATTTCGTCATAGTGATACTTTTCTAACTTCTCATATAACTCAGCATAGTTATCTAAAAAACCAGTTTGAGTTATAATTGAACCAGATGATATTAGTTCTTCAACTGTTTTCATTATTTTGACCTTACACAAATATAATCATAGCTACTGATTGATTCTGGTAAGTTCTCACCATACTCCGACCAAGTACCTATCTCAATGTTCTTATTTCTTTTTTGAAAAAATAAAACTCTATCTGAAAAAGAAGACATCTTTTTGAATATCTTTTCAGCTTGTTTTTCTGTATAATTATTAACTACATCTTTAGCCCAATTACCAGTATAATAGGTAATTTTGTTTTCGTCTGAGTTAATAAAGTTTTCTATTTTTTCTGGTACTTTATCTATAATATGTTTTAGATAATGGTCCAGTTCTTTTGATTTACGCTTTGGCATTTCACTCTCCTTATTATATAATTTATAGGTCTAACCCTATAGCGTTAAGTTTTGGCCTAAAACTGTAAAACAGTTTATTATGGTTGCCTGTATCACCTATATTGGCCATTTGATATAGGTGCACCATTTCGTGGCCTAACGTGTCCACAAATTCTTTTTTGTTACGATACTTTGGTTGCATTTGTAATCTATACACCCTTGTACCTTTTCTTTTCCACTCTAAGATTTCTACTTGACCGTAGCAGTATCTTTTTTTATCTCTAATTTGTTTAATAATAATTTCATTAAAAGGTGATAAGTTGCCTTTGAATACACTTTCATTAATCATGTTAAAATACTTTTTAATATCTGTATATGTGGTTCTATACATTCTACTAGACGTGAGTTCTCGCTTTAGTATTTTTTTAACCTGACTTTTTCGTGTTTCTTTTAACATACTTATTTTTTAAATCTCCTATAATGAACCAGATACTCATAAAAAGACCTGATAATAATATAATTACAATCTCTTGTGGTAAAATATTATAAACTATTTCAAAAAATTCTGTTAAACTATTCACAATCGTCCTCTATCTGTGAGCCTTTTAGTAGAGCACATTTAAATTCTTTATCAGCTTTTAATCTTAGATCAGCTGAAATACCATCTAAAATAGACGGCAAGTAATGTTGAAGGATGTTGATACTTTCTATTGCAAACTTGTGAGCAATAAATTCTAATTCAGCTTCCATAATGGCAGCTTCATCAACGTTCAAACCGTTTAATTTAGATTGTATTATAGAACCTATAGTTGTTTCTAACTTGTCGTTTGCACTTGCTATATTTGATAAACCAAACCATAGTAATGCATTTAAAACAATAACAAACCCAATAAACTTTTTCATAATATAATATACCTTTCTTTGTTAATTACTATTTAGGATAACACATTATCCTACTAGAGTCAACAGCTAATTTTCAGAAAAAAGTATGTAAAATCAATGATTTAAAGGGGGTACAGAATGTCGCACCCCCTCTAAATGGTTATTTTGCGTCTAATTTGACGAAATTATCGTCCCAATTGAAGGCAGCTTTAACTACCGATTCGCTTAAACCTTTGTAAACTTTGTTAAGTTTCTTATCTTTGGTGTCTATTAATACTTGTGCCTCATCTTTATGTAAAGCTTCTAGTATTTGAATAAACATATTTTCCTTTTGGATTTTAGTAGTTTGGTTATCTGCACCTTTAATAAAATGCCATAACTTTTTACTTTCATTTTCCAAAAGAGAATGTTCCGTACCAATAGGGGCCTCATTTGCCATAAATGGTGGAGTTCCCTCTGGTATAGTCCATTCGAGTTTAGGATCAAATGCGCCTTTCAAAATCACTCTTAGACCAGGTGTATCATTGTCTTGTAATACTTTGATCTTTTTAGGTTTATCTTTGGCGTTATTAACCTTTGTTAAGACTTCCGAAATCAATGGCTTTGATGTACCTCTTGTTGATTGTACACGTGTCATTGCTTTTGGGTCTATTAAGTTAGGGTTTCTTGTTGCCATTTTTATATCTCCATAGCTATGTTCAAAAGTCTGATATATTTTCAATCATCACTTTTAGTTTATTTTCTATAAAGTATGTTAACAGTTGCGACCTGTCATTCACTTTATAAGATTTATACTCATTAAGTATATTATTATATATACGATCTGGAATCTCATCCAAATCAATCAATGTCTTATTACGTTCATAATACTTCTTAGTTTCTGAACCAAGTGGTATATTGTCAATATTTGACCACTCTAATAATCTTTTCTTAGTTATTGGTGCCTGTTTTTTATCAGTTGTAAATATATCATCTTCACTTAGTATATTTGGTATACCATCTGATCTATCACCTTTGATAATTTGTTCTCTTAAAAATACCACAGGATCAATGTCTTCACCTATCATTTTCTTTTGTATAGGTGCATATTGTTTAACATGTGTATATTTTTGTAATTGTATAAAGTCTTTGTCGCCAGATATAATCATAACCTTTTCTTTAGCTTCTTTACATAAAACAGCAATTATATCGTCTGCCTCAGTATTATCTAATGTTAAGACCACATAAGGAAAGTTATCTTTTAATTCTTGTTTTATGTTATGTAAGATGTTAAATATTTCTGTCCAATCTCTCTGGTCTTCATCTCTACCTTTTCTACGACTATATTTGTATAGAGGGAATATTTCTCTTCGCCAAGGATCAGCTGCGTCTGAACACAGTACCATTTTACCGTATTCCTTTTTAAACATTTTATTATAGTTTCTTAGTGAGTTCATCACCATATGACGTATCATATCTACGTCAGCAGAAACCTCACCTCTTGTTTGTGCCATAAGGTTTGAAATTAAAACTTGGTTTAAATCAACTAATATCATAAATCAGAAAACCTTGTTATTTCTATTTCTTTTTCATTAGCAAAGTTTCTATCATAAAACCAATTTCTATATTCTGTATCGGTAAATAATTCTATGACTTCACTATATCTAATTTGGTCATCTAGTATCATTTTTTCTAATGATTCAAATTCATATGAATCAACCTTACGGCTGACATTAAATGATTTTGCATTTTCTAATAAAGCTCTTACGTTTCTTAAATGATTTTTATTCATAATTTATATTGATTACCACTCTCACTTTCTCATCTGTATGACCAACTGCTCGGTGTTCATACTTACCATCAAAGGTTACCATTCTATTTCTCTTTGAAGCTATATTATAATTCTTTTCACCATCAAATATTTCAGTATAACCATTATTATCATTTACATAATAGATTGCAACCTTGTGGTCGTTGTTTACATCATCTATATGCCACTCACTAATAACTGGTTCTGGTGTAAATGTGGTTAAGTTTACCTTTGCTCTGTATAAAGTCTTGTAATTTAATTTTTGAAATATGTGTTGGTCAAAAAAATCAAAAAAATTAGATAATGGTTCTTCATCAAATAATCTATGTTGAAAAAAGAACTCGTTAGGTCTACCTGCACCTTCGTAGGCTAAATGTGGTTGATAGTAATAAGGGAAATCCGAATTTGTAAGAAAATCAAATACTTGTTTTTCTATAGCTTCGTCTTTTAAAAAATTGTCAATAGGTTCTTTAATCACGTTTTAGCACATCTTTCTCAAAATCATTATATCTAAATTTCCACGTCCATAATTTATCTAAAAGATAGTACCAAAAACCATTTAACATTGGTTCTATTAATGCAACCGCTCCAGCGTCAAACCAACTGGAACCTGTGATTACTTTTACAGTTGTTAATGATATGACAATGTGGCCTAGCGTATATACTATTGCTCGGCCACCACTTGTCTGTGCAATTAATTGAAAAATACCTTGTCTAAACTCGGTCATTATATAAATTAGTAATCACTAGAAACATCAGTAGCAACTCTGTTACCAGAAATTTTGAATACTGAAGTCATAGGCATACCATGTGTTGAATCTGGACCATATGTTGAAACTATATGATCTTTACCGTGTGTTGAAAAATCATTTTGTAATTGTGTATTATCTACACCTGTACCTGAAATTTCAGACGCAACTAAGTCAGCACCAGTGTGTGAATGATAATGTTTATCTGAATGAGAAACAGCAAAGTTACCGTCTTCAGCGACACCATCAACATTGTAGCTATCAATACTTTCTGAATCATCAAATTTGATAACAACATGTCCTGTATTATAAGTTTCTTTCAATGTAATCACTATATTTTCGTTACCATGTCCATCATGTTGAGAATAAGTTTCTTCAACGATAATTTTCTTGTCGTTAGACTCAGGTGTTATTTTGTAGTATTTCATACCTTGTATCCTTTTTAATAGATGTTACTAACCTATTTATAATAAAAAGGGGGCGAAAAACTCGCCCCCAAATTTTAATTAGGCGTTATTGTATGCGTATTGTGTACCATACAGAGCTTTAATACCAGCAGCTACAATTGCTTTTGTAGGCTGACCCATTCTGTAAGAAGTACCTTTCGCTGATTTATTTACATAAATCATGTTGCCTTCAGCTCTTAATGTATCAATAAGAGCTCTCGGAGATACCAAGTCAAACTTTGTTCTCAAAGTTTTCCATGATACTGATTCACCTGAAGCTAAAAGATTAATTACTTTAGCTCTTTTAGATAGTTTTTTTCTACCTCTTGTTTCAGTTGCTGATCTTTTTACAACTTTAACTGAAACTAATTCATCTTTTTGAAAGATGTTTGATAATGATTTAAACATTATATCTCCTTTATAAAATTTACGACCATCAATTAAAAAGTATTTGGTGGCCGTGTTACCTAATACTTTATTGCAAAGTGCCTTATGCAATCTCTTAATCATCTAAGTCCATATCTGGTTCAAATATTCCGGAACCATTCCTTAGATCATCTAACTCCTCTGATACCTCTTTATTTAAAGGTTTCTTTGGTTTAGATTTAAATTCTAAAACTTTTGCATAGTCTAGTCGAGCAATTGTTTGCCCTCTAGTATTTTGATCTAGTACAACCATCTTATCTGCCAATCTTTGAGCAGGATGATTTAAACCAAAATCCCTATACAATAGACCTCTCATCATATCTACCAACAAACTGAAGTCTTTTGTAAATGTCGCTTGTTGTGTTTTGCAAGCCATGTCAACAAATTTTTTAATAAGATCCATTGATATTTGGTCAACACTATCCTCAACAAAAGCTTTTGTCTGTTGCTTTTCAATACGTTTTTTAAAAACATCATTATCTTTTTTACCTGTAGCTTCTATATTCTTAATACGATCAGCAGGAAATAAAATTATATTGTCATCACTCACTAACAATTTCACCTTTAAAGTTAACTAAACCCTTATCTGTAAAGTGTTCAATTAATTGATTATAACCACCAATTAACACACCATCAATTTTAATTTGAGGCATTGTTCTTACTTGTTTGCCTACCGCTTCAAATAATTCTTCTGGTGTTTTAAAGTCTTTACCAAACATTTTTTCTTCATATGGTAAATTTAGTTTATCCATTAATCCTTTTGCTTTTGTACAATAAACGCAATTTGGTTTACTATAAATTTGTATTTTCATTTTCGCTCATTAACTCGTTAAATGCATTATTAGCTTTTTCTTTTAGGTTGTAAGCGTCAACAGCCTGTTCAATATTATAATTGTACATTTTGTTAAATTCACCTAAAGGTAATCTTAAACCAACCCATGCTCTGTAATAACCATTCTTAGTAAGTGTTACATCTTGTTCAAAGATTTCATAACCTCTAACAGGAGTATCTTTAATTAGATTTACTAATGTTGATTCTACTTCGGTAACCACAGTTTTTGTTTCTGTTTTACCTAATTCAGTAATGAATTGTTTAGATTGTTTGTTCATTTCGCCTTTGATAATGTCTGCTAATTCAGACTTAGCTAACATCTTAGCTTTCTCAATGGCAAGTTGTAGGTCTGGCGACACACTTGTTGCCACACCAAAGATACATTCTTTTGAATTATCTTTTGTATCAAATATCTTTAGATCACATGCTTTTGATTCATTGATATCTGCCATGTACCATTTTGGTACTTTGTTTAGATCACTACCATTTTCAGATTTGATCTTGTAGGTTGAACTACTACAAGCGCCTAACATTAATGCTAATGCACCTGCACTTATTATTTTCACACTCTTATTCATAATTTATCCTTTATCTGTTATACTATACACCAATTGTTGTAAATTGTCAAGTCCCATTTGAATATACTCTAAAAACTCTTGTCCAGTAACATCATATACAATAACCAGCAATAATATAATGATTATAACGTTTCTTATCATTTACTTGCTATCTCCCACTCACCGTTTACTTTAAGACAAGCTTTCCCGTAAGTAAAAAAAGCATGCCTTGGTCTACTAATATAACGACAATATTCTGGAACATTGACATCTCTATAATAGAACTCTGCAAATAACTCCCAATAACCAGGAGTTTCTAAACCAGCTTTACCATCAGCACATTCAAGTACTTCTTCTTTGTAAATTTCATCACCCTTTTGTTTAATTAAAACCTTAACAAAACAATATTGACCGTTGACCTCTTCAGGTTCTATAGTCTGAATTTTACTATGCAATATCTTTTCACCACTAACTGCCTGTGTTACACACAATAACAGTATGAATATAAAAGATATAAACAGATATTTTTTAACGTTGTTCGGATCCATAATTACTTACAATATTAATACTATGTTTTAATTCTCTTATTTCTTCTTCTAATTCTACTTCTTTAACATCACTAGTAACATATTCTAGCTCTTGTTGTTTTTCAGACAATTCTTGTTTCATCATCTGTAATCTATCCTCGTATGCCATCTTTTTCTATCCATCTCCCATCCGGTAACTGACAAGCAGTACCAAAAATTGCATTTCTATTAACACCACCAATACCTATCAATGGCCAGTTTGAAGTAATATCAACACTCGCCTCATAGTCCGTGCATTTGAAAGGTCCTTCTAAGTATGACCTTGTAGTTTTAATTATACCACTATTACCTGTTTTACTATTATACCAATTTGTATATGATGAAGTACTTGGTGCTGTATTTAAATGATCTACAAATACTGCGTTGTGTACATCATAATCAGATTGATACATTGCTTCTGCACCAGCAAAAGCACCTACAACAGCACAACCAGCTATACCATATGGATCTGAAATACCCATACTTGTACATACAGCTGTACTGGTCGTTGCACCTAAGACGGCGCCAACCTCTGATCTATTTGCACAACCACTAGCAATAACTAGTGTTGACAATAAAATTAAAATCTTTTTACTTATCATATGGTTTTGTGTCTTTTGCAATTAATAAACATTGATATTGTATATCATCTATTAATTCATTAATTTCAATATCTCTTTCTTTTGTTTTAGGATTATTATATTTTATATTATATAATTGATCCGACTTCTTTTTTATTACGTCAATCTTTTTACAAAAATCACTTATCTTATGTAACATTAGACTTTTCTACCTGCCGTTTTTAAATCTTCTTTTGCAACAACCATATAAGGACCCTTATTGTAAGCTGGCGCAATAGAATATTGTTTACTAATTTCTAATCTTTCTTGTTTTTCTTTCCAAGAAATCTGTTTACCATTACCCATATAATTACTAGGTTGTGGTTGATTGACAGGATTACTGTCATTAGAATTACCTAAACTCATAACTGTTTTTCTCTTTGTTAATATAATTTTGCCATTATCATTTACATTAAACCCTTTTGACTTCAACCATTTGATATGTTTTTGTAAAGCCAACTGGTAACTTTTCGTAGGTTTTTTAGCACGTAACCTACGAATTGCACCACTAGAATTATTTGTATAGATAATCGCCATTAATGTATTGATTCAGATACCTCTTTTGATTTCTTTGCGTCTGCCTCTTTAGAAGCTTTCTCTTCTAAAGATTCTTTACTCATTTTTTGAGCATAAGTCATACCAAAGACTTTCATATAAAACCAATCTCTTGGATTAGCTGATTGATATGCTAGTAATAGATTATCAAAATTGATATCTACCATTTCATAGATAGAAGGATTTGATCTCTTCAATTCTATATGGTCTTTGAAGAATTGTATTCTGTTTTTGAATACATCATTTTCTTTTTCATCTTTCGACTTCTTTTTAGAAGCTTTGATGTCTTTATCTTTTGCAACTTTGAACTCTGCAAATAGATTGTCTTTATCGTACTTAAAGTTTATGTCATTTTTCATAATGTTAGTGTCCTTTCAAATTAATTATATACTATACCACAAATGTCTTGGATTGTCAAGCCTTAAAAAAGTGTTGATTTTACTCGTTTTTTGAGAAAAAAAAGCGTCTAGGATGCACGTGGAGTAGCGAATCGTAGCTGTTCTAAGGTCTAAGTACACCTATTTTCCCTCAAAATCTAGTGAAATCTGAGTATCAATATCTGATTGAGTTTCAGCCCATTTATCAAACTCGTCAATCTCTTTTTGTAATTTATCTCTGTATGATATTAAGGTTTGTTTTGCACCCTCTTTATCATCTGCATTGATCTTATCTATTGCTAGATTAAGTGTATCAACTGTTGCTATTTCATTTATCATTTACGACCTCCTCTATTTGGTTAAAGTAACACCAATACGTGCCTTGTACTGGACTTTCACCGTTTGTTGTGTATGTAATGGCACCTGTATAATTTAAATCTGTATCATACTCTTTAGCTGATAATGATGATTCATCTTCAGCTGCTATATCATTTGGATCAGTAGCAATACCAATGTTTATAATCTCACCAATTCTGCCATTGTTTGCTTTAATCGTATCACCTAATTTAATTTTCATAATGTTTCTCCAATGCTATATTATTTTCGTCAACAAATATCATAAGGTCATCTGTAATAGGTTCATAGTTGACATCTTTAAAAACCTGACCATCAAAGCCTTTCATAAAGTTTGCAATCGACTCATCAAAGTATTCTTTCACAGTTTCAGGACCGGCCATAAAACCATTTTCTAATACTCTGCCTTCGGCATATGCATTATAAGCTGATCTCGCTTCTTTAATTAAAAATTCTCTATATGGAGATGGTTCGTAGTGCCATTCTTCAAACGTTGCATAGTCTAGCACATTTTTATTTTTTGTTAGTGTAGTCATAATTTCTTACTTGTCCTCCTCGGACATCAATAATACAATATAGTGAACTGCTTTGAGTAAATCTTTTCTATTCTTACCACTCTTTTTACCATATCTGCATAGATACTTAATTGCATTTGCATGGCAAAAATCTTTGTTAATACCAAGTTGTCTTAACATATCTTGTACTTGAAAACCATCTTTTGTGGTACTATAATGTTCACCATAAGTTGATTTAATATAATCACCAATTTCTTTTACTATTTTATCTTCGTTGTATTTCATAATATATCCTTAATGTTTCTTTTGAAATAAATATTCCTTGTCATATGATAAACCTAATTTATAACAAATATAATCTGGTTTTTCATTAATTAATTCTTCAGCTTCTAATATCCATCTGATTGCTTCTTCTTTATCTTTTGCACCGTGTCTTATAGTGTTTGCTACTGTATTTAAGAAAGTTTGATATGCAGCTTCTTCCCACTCTCTTTCCTTATCTGCTTCTTCTTTTGCAATTTTAGAAAGTGTTTCTAACTCTTTTTGTAATTCTTCATTTGACATTTCTTTAAAATTGTAATGTCTACCTTTTACACCAAAGGCGTCTTTATGCATTTCATAAACACTTGTAATTAAACTATCTCTTTCATAGTCTGCAACTGTAAATATTCCTTGGTCATTCCAATACTTAATATCTTCAGTAACTAAGCCTGCCCAACTACCAGGATTATCTTTCATCCATTGTTTAGATTCTTCGTTGATAGATTTGATGTGGTTTAATAATGTGTTCTTTTCTTTAATCATGTCTATACTATACATGGTTTTGGCGATAAAGTCAACAGCTATTTTTAATAAAAAACCCTTATTTTTCAATGGTTTTTAACATGCGACATTCTGTCAATGTCTATTTCCATGCATTTTTTACCCATTCCTGCGTTGATTCATGTGGATTTGGGTGTCCGTGGAACACGGTAACTATCGATTCGCCATTGTGGGAGTATGTTTGTTTCGCTTTGGCATATCTCTCACCCTTTCGATCAAACCACTTATAAGATTGTGTCCAGGCGTCTGGAAATGACTTGGTTGTGGTCTCCTTGCGTACTATATGTGATGTTGCAACTTGGTCACCGAACATACGATAATAGAAAGCTTTGTCTTTGTTAAACTCATTCCAAATATGTTCACCTTTTGTTCTTTTCCACCTCATAATAGAAGAATTAAATTGCTCTGTAGCAGGATTAAAGTCATTCATACCTACAAACTCAGCTTCCGGTTCATGTGTAAAAAAGCAATCTATATTACCTGTAATTACCACATCTAAGTCCATGTAAAGAGTTTCTTCTTCACACTCGTTAAACAATTGCATTTTATTCCACCAACCATCCATGTTGTGGTATTTAAACTGTCTTACTTGTATGTCGCCTGTAACTAATTTTTGTAATTTAACATGATCGGTAAAACATACAAATTGATGTGGAATTGTGGTATTTCTTTTGACCATATTGTAGAGTTTTTGAACATACTCTACGGAATATTTTGTACCATAATTTACACAAGCAAAAATCATATAGACAACCAGTTAAGTACAGCTCTTAAACTTAATATTAAGTACATACACTCCATTAACATTCTTGGCCAATCTTTATCTTTATAACCAAAATATACCCACATTATACATGCAAGTACACTTAAAGACCAACCTAACCATTGTGTTGATATATTGGCAGCTGATAATATAAAAACACTAGTAACTGCTAAAGCAAATCCTATCCATCTATCCTTGTTTTTTAAGTATCTCATAAGCGACACCACTCCCCATTTCATCTAAAGTAAATTGCTGATCGGCAACCATTTTAAAAAACTCACTCATAGTTTTTCGACCAGGTCTTTTTGGTTTTTCTATACAATCAATACGACCACTTATGAAACTACAAACATTACGTTGATGTGTAAATACAGGTACCATGTTTTGTACTGCAACAATAGCTGACAAGGACATATTTGTAACTAAGGCATGACAATCTTTTAAGTCATCTCTTATATCAGTATTCCACCATTTATTATTTGGTCTTGGTTTATTTCTAAATCGTATTTCTCTATCAGTAAACTGTCTAATCATTTTAGTTATACTGTCTGCCCATTCTTCCTGCGTCATACCATTTATATGATGTGTTACAGTAGGACTAGAAGGAGCAAGTAAAATATGTTTTGTTTCACCTGTATTCCACCCTCTAAACTCTGTGTCAATACCTTGACTTTCTAATTTTTGTAAACGTGAACCGTCACCAACCCTAACATTAATACTATGAATATTACCTTTACAAATTCTAAAGTATGTTCTATCATAGTCCATTATCTTTGGTATTGGATATCTAACTATCTGTTCCGTTAAATAACCTGTATCTACAAACCACCACTCTTCGCCCTTTTTAATTACTTCTTGCAATTCGGGTATATTTTTTCCACCTAATCCCCAAAAGAAATGTATATTTCTATCTTCATCTTTCCAACCTTTCTTAATTTGCGGCCAGATTTGATGTGATAAACAATCTTTCCATGGTATTTCGTGGCAAATAATCATACTTTTTGATAATTCTTTGGTAAATAGATATGTAATCCTTTTTGTAATTTGTCAACTGTTTCTTTTGCATAACCTGATTTCATCTCTGATAATGTAAACTGATTAGCTAATAGGTGATCTCGCCAAGCTGCAATAGCAAGACCTCTTTCTTTTCTATAACCTCTATAATCAAAGGTTCTAATCTTTTCTATTTCTGTGTACATCTCATAATTCCAGGATACAGGTGATAACATAGACAAACTCCAACAAATACTAGGTATACCTAATAACACTCCTTCTATCGGTGCCGTTGATGTAAAAGACACCATACAATGTGTGTCTGGAAAATAATCTTGGTATTTTTTACTATCATTTTTTGTAGATATAATAATCTCTCTATCTGTACCTGTTAAAATATTTTTTTTAACTTGTTCAATCCACCAATCTACACTTTCTATACCCCAATATTTACATAGATGTTCACTTGGTGGAAAAACTAAAATATATTTACCATCATAATTATTATAGTATTTGTCTAAATTCATTCTGATATGTTTTTTAGATAATAATTTTATATTACGTTCAATAACATTTGTATGACCTTGTAATTGTGTCATACCAAAAAGATATTCATTGTTTTTTACAACTCTATAAAATGTATCACCAAACGTAGAGTCTATACCGTGTCCTCGATAGAAATAAGCATGATCTATAAAGTAATATGGTATCTTATGTAATCTTGCTAACTTTAATAGTTTAGCTGTACCACGTAAGATACCACATACTACGATAGGATTTTTATCTTTGATCCATTGTTCTTGGTCAAAACCAATCCACTCAGATTCTTCCCATTGATCTACTCTTTTCGTAGCTGGAAAATAAGTATGATCTATCGTTTCAGCAAATGCCTGAACTATACGATCATATTTCGGTTGTGTTCCAAAAACAAAGTGTTTCATTTTAAATTTACTTTACTACTTTCTCTATAGTGTTCATACCAATCATTTGCATAATCACACTCTTTGTAATCTTCAAAGTAAGGACCACCCTCAGTAAAGTGAACATTGTTTATATCTTTTTTATAATCATATTCACCGACTAGCCAGTTCCACTCTAAAGGTAAATCGCCTATCATATGGTCTCCCTCTAACCACTTAAATTGGTGTAATTGTAAACCTGTTGCTGAGTTTACATAATCAGGTGTTAATTCATTACACTTAGCACAATTCATTAACATAAAACTAGACCAATTTTTCTTTTCGTATTTTGTTTGTACTTGACCTAAAAACTTCTTTTCTAGTTTAGGTACATAATCGTGTTTACAAACTTGAACAGCATACTTGTCATCACGCAACCTCCATAGTTCAGCTATGTCTGTTGTCATTAACATGTCGCAATCCATAAATAATGCCCACCCTCTGTAATTCATTAGGTGTGGTATAATAAATCTACTAAATGAAAACTCTGTACTAGAAATAGCATTACGCTCTCTT